CGCCAACACGAGTATACATTGTGTACTCAATTGAGTCCTTACGTGGCCAGAAGAAGCGGTAAACAGTTACATCACGCTTGATACCAATAACTACGTTATTTGGGAATGTCAAGTGGATATCTCCGTGGTTACCAGTCTCACCTGTGTAATCGCCATCTTGTGCTTCAGGAAGTAGTGGAACTTCGACAATTGGAATACCAAATGCGAATGGAGCCACATAACCTGCTGGACCACCTAGAGGCTGTACGCCTTGTCCACGGATAACGCTTGATGCGATGTCCTGTGGGTTGTTTGAGCCGTAGTCACCAAGAACTGAAGCTGAATATAGATAATCCTGAATCAAGTTTGAACCTGAAAGGAATCGTAGATCAGCTCTGCGTTGCTTGTACTTACGTGGAAGTGCCTTCAATGCTGAGTTGAATACAGCACGAGAGATTCCTGCACCATTTGCGTCAACAACGTGACCGTTAGCCTTTGACTTCTTAACAACTCCGTCAAATGCCTTGTATAGTGCGTCACCTGTTAGTGACTCGTTACCGTTAAGGATAACGTCTTCAATATCATTACCTGCCTGTGTTGCCATCATGCGGGCAATATGATCTTCTAGATCTGGACCCTCAATATTGTCTTCTAGAGACTCTGTTGAAAGTTCCCAATCCAAGCGAAGCTTCTTTGTTGTCAAAGAAATCTTGGAGAATGTGACAGCAGCGTTTGTACCTGTGTTGTCAGCTTCTGTTGCAAGCTTCATAAGTTTTTCGCCAACGCCAATACGATCAATTTCTGTTGTATCAGCCTTCATGCGAACTGTTCGTGCTACTTTACCGATTACGGTTGCATCAAACATATAATCTAAGAATCGTGCAGATTGCTCTGGATTTAGTAAGCCACCGTTACCTGCTTCTCCTCCTACGTGTGTACCTGATGTGGCACCAGTAGTAGAAGCGAAGGTTGCTGTAGCTGTTGTACCTGCTGCAACTGCTTTTTCTAATGTTTCATTGCTCATTGTTTTTTTTCACCTACCCTTTTAGTTGAATAATTCGTTTACGGAACCGAGGAAAGAACCGTTCCATTTTGATTTTTTGATTGTTACTTCCTGAGACCCGCCAAGGTCTGAGGACTTCTTAATTGCAGTCTCTGATTCTACTGCATCGACACGCTTTTCTACGCCATCAATCGTGCTCTTGATATCTTCAACAGCCTTGCTTAGTACGGCATGTTGTTCTGCCAACTCTGAAATTCTGCTGTCAACGCTCTTGCTGAAAACTTCAACTGTCTCTTTGATTGTTGAAACTTGTGCTGCATTTGCTTCTGAAGCTTTGTTTAGAGTCTCTGAGAAAAATCCTTTTAGGTCACCAAGCATCTTTGCAAAATCAGGTTCATCAACCTCAACTTCTGATACGTCGGCTGCTTTTTCTAGAGTTTCGGCAGAAGCGTCTGCTGCTGCTTCTTCTACAGCAACTTCAGCAGCTGGTGCTTCCTCAGCAACAACTGGTGTTTCTTCTACGGCTGCTTCTGGTGCTACTGCATCTTCTGCAACTACGTTTTCTGTGTTTTCTGACACTTCATTACCTCCTTCTACGTTTGCCTGTTTTGCAATTGTTTGTGTATCAGGCAACGGTAATCTTGACTTCATGAACGAATCAAGAATCTTATCTATCTCTTTAGCTTTGTTAACATCGTTACTCTCTACCCAACCAATTAGTGATGCTGGCTTACCAGTGACTGGGGAGTCATAAGATGCTTCTTGTGAGATGAATACTGATTTACTCTCTTCACAATAAAAAATATTTTCTGTAGCAGTTTCTGCTGCTATTCCTTTAAACATTAATTGTCCATTCATCTTCTGAATAGACAAAATGTTGCACAACTCATTTGCTGGTGAATCTACAACTGATAGTTCCATCAATGCATAATCTTTAATAAAACGAATTGCTTTTCCTGTAGACTTATTTACTTCATTATCTGAATCAATAATCTTTCCGCCAATTGAGAAACCTGCAAGGGTTCCGTCCAAAATCTTTTCCCATGTGTCTTGAGCGCCTTTAGAAATATAAGCGTCTACATAAACGCCATTGTAAAATTCTCCGCTTTTTGGATCATAAAAACTTTCTGGCTTAAATGATACCATTTTGCCAACAGCATTTGACCCATGCATCTCACGAATGTTTCCACGAAAATTTTCAAAAGCTTTTAGGCTTGCTTCAGCCGTAACTACATCTCCTGTTTGATCAAGATTATCTAGTGTAGCGAATCCAGAAACAGTTCTTTTTTCACGGTTGACCTTTGTAAACGGAACAGACAAATTGATATTGTCGCCATTTGAAGACCAATAAGATTTTTCAATATTCATATGCTTAATTTTATCTTTTAAAATATAAAAAGGCAAATAACTAGTTGCCTAATAATTAAGCAGTCGTTCTACCCTCACCTTTTGGATTTCTGGCCTCCCCTGAAATATCAGGTGCATTGGCATCTCTTTCCTGGGTTCTTCTTCTACTATTAGTAGCTTGGGCCATTTGTTCGGCTGCCTGTTGAGGTTTTAGCTGAATTACTGCATCTCCACCATCAATTGGGACCATGCCTTTTCTAATTCTAACCTCATTTGGAGTAATAACCTGCATTCTTAAATATCTTTCATCTATCTTAGATTGCGTGTCTTCATCTGTCAGGGTTAGCTCATTAAATTTAAGAACTAACACGTCTGTCTTTTCGGCAATAATTCTATTTAATTTCTTTTCTAGAATATCCTGTGCTGGACGACATACCTGCTCTTTAAACATTTTATCTGCGTCTCTAGCAGAGGCAAGGCTGACTCCCTCTGGTACTCCAATTTTATTTATTGGAACTCTGTGTGAAAGCAAAATTTCATCACGGTTAGCTTTTCGATAAGTGTTAAATGATGAGTCTTGAATATTTGCCTCTACTGGCTCCATATTAAATTCAACTTTAGAATCTGCAGAGTCTGCTGGTAGTGGAACATAAAGAGATCTATGATTCTTTCCTTTAAGTCCTACCTGGAAAAACTCAAGCAACTTTCTTTCTGATTCTGTAGAAAGCTTTGCACCCTTTACTGTAATAATATATCTTGGAACTGCCTTGTTTTCAAAGTAGTCAAGGTTATACTTGCCAGCGAACTCATTACCAGCCATAGCATTCTGTGACGCTACGATATCTGGAATACCGTAGTAGTTATCCATAGGTGTATATTTCTTTAATTGAATAATTTCATTTGGTCGGTCTTCTTGACCAGCAATTGGATTCTCTGTTTCCATATCGCCAAAGTTTCTAAAGAATACTGCCTTGCCGTAAAGTAGTTGTATGAATCCATCACGTAGTCTACGAACACGCATTGTCTTTGCTGGGATATGTCCAATATATCCAATGTTTCCGCTTGTTGTTCTACCTATTTCAATAAAGCCATTTCCTGTTGCTTCTAGGTCTGTGTATACCTTTACGAGAGTCTCAACAAATGTTTCTTCTTCGTTTACGTCTTCTAGCCAAAGATCTAGTTGCTGTCTAATTCTATCCATTTTTCTACGTGCACGATTTAGCTGTGTTTCATCTGCAATGTTATCTAAAGCTTCCATAGCTTTTTTACTCTCAACAAATGAATATCCTAAGCCAACAATATTTGCAACCTTAGCATTAATTGCAGCATAGTTGTATGGAGAGATTTCATAAATTTTTGATAGATACTCAAGGTTGTACATCGGTTGAACAAGGTCGAACATGGCGTAGCCAGTTACTGCTTGCTGTAATAGATTTTGTTGTGTTGCAGTTCCTTCTATACCGCTAAATCTTTTTTGAAATTCTCTTGAAACCTTACGACGAAATGTTGGGCTTAAACCATTAATCTTTTTTAAATCGTCTCCAGATACCTTAAATGGATCTGTCTCTATAACAATGGATTTATCAAACGTAAACATGTCTGATGAATTAGAAATGGATACCTCGCTGCTAAATGTATCTTCTTCGTTAATATATTCCATTATTTTAATCCTCCGTTTTTCAACGCTTTCATTTCGTCTTTATAATTACCAACATCCATTGGATCTGGTACTAGGCCCCATTTTAATCTTTGTTGCTGATACTCGAATTCTTCGTCGTCAATTTTCCTGCGTCCAGAAAGAAATACAGGCCCGCCTTCAGAAATACCGTATGACCGAACTGAATCAGCCAATAAAGAAATTCGTGATTTGTTTCCTTTTGTTGATGTGATTGATAGGAAGTTTCCTTCATCATCGCCAATCCACCTTCCGTCTGGCATTTGCCAAACATATATGCCAAGTCTGGTCTCTTCGTCTAATACTTTAGTGTTAATTCTATTGATATCCATAGATTACAATTTTACCATTCTTTTGGGTTAAAGTCCAGATTTTGTCATAGGTTGTGACAAAATTATACGTTTTCGATAACTTTCCAGTCGTAGTTATAGTAGTTTACGGAGTTTTCTGTCACGGTCATTAACGAATTTTCAAGGGTCGTGGTAGCATTACCTAAATATAAATTAAAATGTTCCAGAACCTGTGTCGCTGTTAATGAATAATCATATAGGGCTATATTCTGGTAAAGTGCCGAAATTGAGCCAGCGGTAGAGTAGTTCATCTTAATAACACCAGATATAGGCTCAACAAATGTGATAACCACATATTGGAGCTGATCTTTGGTAAATACATTATGGACATCTGTCTGTGTGCTCTTATCTACTCCATTGACATATATCTTATCTATATTGGTTTTGGATAGTGTTCCTGTAGGCCAAGAGAGATTTGTAGGTTCATCTGCTACCTCTACGATCCCGCCCCCATTTAAATCTGATGGTGTATAAAAGAACTCTAATGATTTAATTAGAGTATTTGTATTCACATGAAAACTTGCTCCAGATTGAACTGCTATTCCATTTCTAGCATCTCTAGATAATATCTCATATTGTGAATTACTAAATCCTATACCGCCAGTATTTGGTGAAATAAATGATGATGAATTAGAAGCATTTAATGTTTGATCATTATAAAAACTCATTGATAAACTATATAGCTTAGGTAGATACTTACTGTTATTAGATGTTGTCATTGTTATTCTAATATATAAATCTCTTGATGTATCAAATGATCCTAGGGAGTATTCTGGTATTGGTTGTCCATTTATACAAGGAGAGTATGTAATTCCATCTACGCTGGACTCTACTGATATCCCGTTGTCCCCGTCCCATTCTATTCTAGAGTTATCCATATCTGGACCACTTGGTATTACAATAAAATCTTCTAGCACTACAGTTTTTGATATTCCAGAGCCGTAGGCTATTCTAATGGCATCATTATTATTATCATAATATAAGTCATCATTTAAAAAATAACTCCATGGCTTGGTTGCTGGATATGAATATGAATATTTAGTAGACAGGGCATCGTCATATATACTAAATAATTCTCCGCCATCTGGATAAACAACTTCTGTGCTATTAATTGTGGCTCCTAGATTATAATGGTCTTGAATATTTTCTAAGCCCAAAGAATACCTGTATGCTGCAACACAGTTAATTAGCATATAATCTGATGAGTTTGCTACTGGACCAGAAGACAAGTTTAATGAGCTATTTGTAAATGCAAAATTTGTAAGCGTTTTTTCTTCTTCAAGAATTCCGTCTATATAGAGGTATGCCTTAGATCCAGTATATGATGCAACAACATGAAAAGACTTTTTGATATATGGTATTGTCCATGATATAGACTCTGAGTTTAATTTAAAAACTATATTCTTGTTATCATAGAACAAACCAACAGAGTTTGTTGAATCTGCCAATATTGGAATTATAGATGTTGATGAAGTATTAAAATATACCCAGCACTCTAAAGTAAAGTCGTTATCCGATGAGTTTGAAGTTCCAAATCCTGGAGACAATGTGTTATTTACATGGTCATTTAATACTGGATATAATATTGATGATGATCCAGTTAATTTACCAGACTGAGTAAATCCAGGGACTAATGGAATAATTCCATCTGTATGTGTTCCGCTATATATAGCAGTATTGTTAGATCCAGATATATCTTCTGTTATGCTTCCGCCAGCTTCAGCATACGTATTAAATGAATTTAAAAAATCTGTATAATCAGTAAAATTATTTAAAACATCCTGATACGTAGTAAGTCCACTACCAGTAATGGATTCTATCGGCCAAAATCCAAGCGGGTAGTCTGATAGGACTTTTAATCTATATGACATCTATCTCCCATGTATCTGTTGATTCAGTATATATATAAATAGTACCATCTCTATTTTCTCTAATTAGATTTAGTCCAGTATCTTGAACATCTACCCATCTAGCTCCAATTGTAGACTTAATCCATTGTATGTACTGATCATCAGATTCATTATCTAAAGAAACCTTAAATAATGTTATTTCTTCTTGTGGTCTTTCTATTAATATTTCATCCATTATGGTAGGTATCCAAACATGATTGTAACACCGCTTCCTCCGTTACTACTGCCACCTAATGGTGTAAGTATACAGCCTATATAAAACCCTTTATCTGCAGTTGATAAAAGATAATTTCTTCCATATGTCCATCCAGGAGTAGTATTTCCTGCGTTATCAGTAGAACCTATTTGAGGAAATGCTTGAACGTTGCTTCCAGCTGCATCTGATGCTCTAATATATTGATACAGCCATTGTGTAGATGTTGCACTCCATGTTCCTCTTGTTGCAAATATTGTGCTTCCTACAGAGAAGCTACCAGAATAACTTCCTCCTCCAGAATATACTGGAATTAAAGGAATTTGTGATGAAGATGCAGAATATGCTGGTGCAGATGAGCCATTAGCATTAACTCCTCTTACTGCTAATCTATAATATAAACCTTGATCTTTTGATCCATTTAATCCTTGTCTAAGACTTCCAGCAGCTGCTAAAGTTTTTGCTGGATAAGAAGTAAAATATTGCCATGGATTTTGTGCTGCAGAAGATGGGCTTATTGAATAATCAGCATATGTAGAAGACCATGTTGTCCTATCTCCCCAATATGTATTATCATTAGAATATTGCCATTTATATTCAAATGATGTTGCATTGCTCCAAGAACCGTCTGAAGTTTTAGTTAATGTTCCTCCTGCTGAAGCAGATCCTCCAATTGAAGGAATAGAATTATTTGTTGGTACAGCACCTGGTGTTGTTTTTACTATAGCATCTGGATGAGATCCAAGATATCTGACAATTACAATTCCTTTACCGCCATTACCACCAGCTCTATATGAATCTTGATTTTTTCCTGCTCCGCCTCCACCGCCACCAGTATTTGCAATTCCGCTTCCGCCAGTATCTCCCCATGGAGCTGGACCACCACCTTGTCCACCACCACCTGAAACATTTATATAATCTGCTGAACCTCCTCCACCTGCAAAAAGTCCGCTTAAACCTTTACCAGAAGCAATGGCCCAATCTGTATAATTTACACCAGCACCTGCTTGTATTGAAGAAGCTGCTCCACCTTGACCACCACCACCGCCAAGTCCTCCTGAATTTCCTTGTGTGCCTGAACCAGCAGGTGATCCTCCACCACCGTTACCTCCGCTAGATCCAGTAGAACCATCTGCTGATGCCGTATTGTAATATGATCCACCACCGCTAGATGCACCGCCACCGCCACCTCCTTGAGCTGCAGTTAAACTTCCAAATTGTGAAGGTGATCCATTTGGACCTCTAGTTCCAGTAGTTGTGTAAGATGCGGTTGCTCCATTTCCAACAGTTACTGTATATGTATTTGGAGACAATGTTGTTGTTGCTAATAAAGCTGCTCCTGCACCACCGCCATATGTTGTGTAAAGAGTTGAGTGGTGTCCTCCACCTGCTCCTCCACCACCAACAGTTAAAACTTCTACCTGTTTTGATGATAACATTGTAAATGTTCCACTATTTAAAAATGTGTGATAAGTATATCCATTATAAGTTGCAATTGAGTCTCCTCCGCTTGCAATTGGAGAAGCTTTACCAATTCCAAATCCGAAGCCTCTTGAAGACCCTGAACTCCTAGATGATATTATTGGCATAATTAATCCTACGCAAACTTAGTTTGTGATCCAAGAACCAAGTACGCTGGTGAAGCTGAAGTTTTAACTACTGTAAATGTATATAAATCTACAGAACTTGTGTTTCCACCCGTTGGTGCAGTTCCTCCCTGCCACTTAGGTGTTACTGCAGATCCGTCTACTTGAATTACTGATGGATAATATGCTGTAGCACCACTTGTGTTCATCCAAACAAATGTGATTGATTCTCCTACGCTTAACTTAGAAGACAATGATGTTGATGAATTATATCTAAAATTTAATGTATGGTTAGCTGTTGCATCAGAAGTATAATAATAAATTGTTGATGTTTCTGCATCCATATTTATTGTTCCAGTTGCTGCTGAGGCAACAATATTTGCAGTTTCTGTTCCAGATAAGAATGTTGGATAACTTAATGTTTTATCTACAAGTGTCTGTGCTCCAAGTAGTGTTACTTCGCCTGCTGGACCAGTTGGTCCTGTTGGTCCTACTGGACCAGTTGGTCCTGTTGGTCCTGCAACTGTTGAGTTTGCACCTGATGGACCAGTTGGGCCTTCTGCACCTACTGGACCTGATGGACCTGATGGGCCCGCTGGGCCTTGTGGTCCTGATGGACCTGTTGCACCTGCTGGACCAGTTGGACCTGTATCACCTGTTGGTCCAGGAACTACTGAGTCTGTACCAGAAGGACCTTGTGGTCCTGTTGGACCTGTTGGCCCTGTTGCACCAGTAGGTCCTTGAATACTTCCAACGTTTTCCCATGAAGATGATGTTGCAGACCAAACATATAATGATCCACCAATTAAATAACCGTCTCCAGGATTTCCTGTTGGATGTGCTGTTTGAAGTTCGCCTAATGAATTATACGTTCCAAGGATTGTTACCGCCGTTCCCTGTGGTCCTGATGGACCTGTTGCACCAGTTGCGCCTACTGGACCTTGTGGCCCTGAAGGGCCTGTTGCACCTGCTGGACCTGTTGCGCCTGTAGGACCTGTTGGTCCAGTAGGTCCTGTTGGTCCAGGATGGGCAGTTAAATATGCGTCTACGTCTTCAGCTAAATACTCCAGGTCTCTAGGGACATCTGGTGTATCTGTATATTCTGGGTAATGAAAACCCTTACCTGTAGTTGCCATTTTTATATTGTACCATTATATGCCTTATAATCTTGTGTACCACCCGTCATCCCATAGGGTTAAAAGACCTTTAAAATACTTATCATACTTATATTTGATTACATCGACTGAGTATGTAGCCATTGCACGATCATGTATTATTTGAGGATTTAATTTCTTAACATCTTCTGCCGCTTTGCAAAATTCATCAAGGGTTCTACACCTGTATCCAGTTATGCCATTCGGATTTGTTTCTACAAATGCTCCCCAGTCTGTTGTTATTGTTGGTGTACCGCAAAAATGTGCCTCTGGAACAATGTTTCCAAATGGCTCTATATAAGTTGTCGGGGCAATAACTGCAATTGCATTACTCATTAATTCTGCTCTTTTATCTGAATCTACTGGGCCAATATACTCACCATACTCTGGAATATAATCTCCAGGACCCGCCATAATTAATTTAGCACCAATTTCTTTGCACATTTGAGATGCAATATCTACACCTTTACGTTCTATCATTCTTCCAATGTAAAGATAGTAATCTTTTTTATTTGGCTGGAACGGAAACATTTCTGGCTCAAAGTATCCTGGTATTACTGTATCGTAAAATAGACCATCTACTTTTGTTGGGTCTTTATGTGAAGCATAAGAAGCATGCATCCAAGAGTATGATTCCCAAACTCTATATTTAGCAAATGTGGATCCATACCCTATTCCAAATTCTACTGACATATGTTGTGGAAATGCATCTGCTATTGGCTTGTGTGAAGTTCCGCCAATTAAACATATAAAGTCTTTTTGTTGAAGACGTGGGCTTAATTCTTTTATTACGTTATTTAAAAATTTATCCCAGAAAGGTTGAGTAATATCAAAAGATGCAGATGTAAAATGTTTACCATTTAATCCATAAAGTCTTTCTTGCTCTGATATACATGTAATTAATTCATCGCATGGAGCTTCGTTTTGTTCTCCAGCATATAGATAAACTTCATGCCCTAAGTCTTTCATCATAAGGCAAAAGCGCCTTACTTTTTCAGTAAAGGCGCAATTGACATACTCTTTAGTCGTTTGAGTATGTGGAAGACTAACCACATGAAAACGCATTAACTATTCTTGAGGTTCTTCTGCTGTGTTCTGAGGTTGTTGTGATCTTGCAAGAAGTGCTAGTACTGCTTCTGCTGATTCAGCATTTGAGATAGAGTTATAAATTTCTCCAGCAGCAACCTTGATGTCTAGGCGTGTAGCTTTTCTAGAAGCCACTACTTCATCTGTTAATGAATCTAGCAGTCTATATGTTCCGTCTAAGTTTTTTACAACTACAAATGCAATTTCCGCATTTGGAGTCTTTGTATCTTCTGTCATTTTTTCTCCTTTATATAAAGTGTTTAATAATTGCGGCTGAGGCTAGTATGCTCCATCCGATATTAAAATAAATAATTGTAGGTAATGTTTTTACAGTTGATGTAAAAACAAGGGTTAGGCTGGAGACTAATGCAAATATGTATAGCCACCAAAACTGTACTCCAAAAAGGAGTCCAGGAAATATTATAGCAAGTTTTGTAGAAAAAGCCCAGAACTCTATAGCATTTACTTTATTCCAATATTCTTTTTTACCAAGCTTTTTAGTAACTAGGATTATCTCTTTAGGCTTTATCACTGTGACGATTTTCTTTTAACCATTGATACATAGTTGGAGAAGCGTCTGCTTCATCTTGCCAATCTTTTCTCATTTTTTTCCAGTTTTCAAAAGCTAGCTGAGTTGCTTTATAGTAGTCAACCCCTTCGACATGCTCCCAGCCCATAATTGTCATTTTATCTACTGGAAAATAATTCATTCCTGTTGCAATACAATTCATGCCAGCATTAGGCTCGTATCTATTTAAATTAATTTTTCTTGCAGCTAAATCTGTAAATGTCATTGGGGTTAAAGGATTTTCATCCTTCATTGGTAAATTGAATGATCTTTTAGCTATGTCTTGCCAATATTTTGTATTAGTTCTATTTGATAGTGCATAATGCATAGCAACAAAATCTTTAAATTCTAGATACACCATTCTAGATGCTATATTAAAAGCATCCTTATCCCATTGATTTGCAGTTCCCCTGTTTAATGATTTCATTAATTTTATTAAAAATTTATGTACTGTAAACAATCCATTTGATTCTAAAGGTTCAATAAAACCTGCTGATAATCCAATTGCAACTACATTTTTAACCCAAATTCTATTATGAATTCCAATTCTAAATTTAATGTCTTTATATTCATATGAATCTACATCTCTACTTGGATCATGAATTTTCATTTTATCTGACTTTAAATAATTTTTAAATTCTACTAATGCATTTTCTGGAGAAACATATTTATCACTATAAACATATCCAGTTCCAATTCTTTCCCAAGAAGGTATATTCCAAACCCAGCCATTTTCAATTGCTGTACAATTTGTAAAAGGTTCCATTTCATTTTCAATATCTGTATATGGAATTCTAGTTGCCCAAGCACGGTTATTTGGAAGCTGATGAGAATAATCATCAAATGGTTCTTTTAGTGCGTCTCCAAGAAGTATGCTTTTCCATCCAGTACAATCAATAAAAAGATCTGCCGATATAGACTCACCATTACTTAAAATTAAACTTTCAATACCGTCTTCATTTAATTTAACTTCATTAACTGTTAATGGTAATACTTTTACCCCTCTTGGAATACAGTAATTGTCTCTAAGCCATATTCCAAATTTGGTAGCGTCAAAGTGATATGCAACGTCTTTTTTAAAATTAAAATTATATAGTTTTCCAGATTCATTCCATGACAACTTGTTTTGCTCTGCTAATGTAAGTGCTGGGAAAAATGTTCTTGCATAATCTGCTACATCTAAATCTGGATATAGTGCTTTTTTAACATACCAGTCATTTAATCCATTATATGTTCCTTCAAGGAATGGGTCTCCGAATGGGTAATGAAAACTTCCAGAATCTTCTTTATAAAAATCAGTAAATTTAATACTCATTTTATAAACAGCGTCTGTGGCTGGCATAAAGTCTTTTTCATCTAGACCTATATAGTTTGCCCATTCTGTAATACTTCCAAGTGTGGATTCTCCTACTCCAACTATAGGGTAGTCTGGGGATTCAATTACTATAATTTCTTTATCTGGAAATGTCTTTATAAATGTGGCTGCTGACATCCATCCAGCTGAACCTCCGCCAACGATTACAACCTTATTTATATTTAAATTCATTTATTTCCAGACTCTAATTATATACAAGTTTATGTATATTAATATAATACCATATTATGTTAAAGTTTACAATAGCTAGTCAGCGTAATCTTCAGGAAGAATATTTGCAGTAAATTGACTAATTACGGGATCTTTATCTTTAGTTTCAATTTTATTTAAAGCATCTTCTTGTTCTTTTTGAATTAAAACAATTAGGTCGTAGTCTTCTTCTTTTCCAATTGTTGGAATATATGTCTGCTCATATCCAAGTAGGTTTATACGAGTTCCCCATTGAGTGTCATGATCTACTTCTACCCATTTTAAATCTGGGTGATATCTTCCAGTAGGATCAATTGTAGTAAATTCAACTATTGTGTTGTCTTCGTCTAAACGAGCCCATTTCTTTTTTTTCATTCTTTTAAGAGTTAAGGCATCTTCTTTAGACCAATGCTCTTTCATTGTTTTTATTTTCATAAAAACTTTACTCTTCTGTTTGAGGTGTTATTGAAGCAACATATTCTTCATATGAAGCAACTAGGTCCTTTAGATCTTGATTATTTTCTGGAATAATTCCATTATCTTCAACTATTTCTGCAGAATCATTTACAGATTCCCAAACAATTGACTCATGGAATTTACCAGTTGGATCTTCTGTAGTTATTTCTACAATATCTCCATTTTCGTTTTTTCTAGCCCATTTAGCCATATTACCACTCCACCGCTACGAAGCCAGGTCCACCCTGTCCAGATTGTGTTGAGGTCCAGCTTAGTGTTCCACCAGCTCCACCTCCACCGCCACCAGCGAGTGAGTCTCCACCGACAGATTGTTGGTTAACAGCGCCTCCGCCGCCTCCCATAAATCCACCAGCTCCACCGTTACCAGTATTAGATGAAGAGTTTTTAACTGCTCCACCTCCACCGCCACCAGCGGCTCCACGTCCACCAGGTGCACCTCTTGTACCCCAGTATGATGTTGCTGCACCCATACCACCGCTTCCAACTACACAAAATAATCTTGGCGCTACGAATGCATCTGGTGTCATAAGAACATTTAATGGAGAAATACCTTGTGGTGTAAATCTATAAGCATTGTCAGTGTTTAAGTTTACTCCATAATATACTCCCATTGCATATGGCTCTAGTGGACCATGATGGCCAGCTAAGCCATGTTGATTTTCTGAAAATCCAGAATGGTAATTATTTGTATCGAGTCCTGTATTTCTTGGTGCCATGTATCCTGCACCACCAAAACCTGACTGTGTTCCATGGTTGTTTGAAGAAGTATAAATAGATTCACCCATTTCCCAGGATCCTCCACCTCCACCGCCACCCATATCGTAGTTAGTTGTAGTTGAACCCCACTGGTTATGCCATGCTCCACCTCCACGGCCTCCAATACCTCCACCGCCACCAGCACCTTGAGTATAAGAATTTCCACCAGTTACTAAGCCACCTGTACCACCTTGGCCACGCCAAGATCCAGCTGAACCTCCACCTCCACCGCCACCTGAATACCATGTGTTAGCAGTATTATTTGATGTTTGTCCGTGTCCACCGCCACCACCAGAAGAGTTAACTAATGTTCCACCTGAACCATTACCCCATTGGTTCATTGCTTTACCAGAACCGTTTGCATGTCCTCCACCGCCACCACCAGTTGCTGAACAGAATGCTCCAAATGATGATGTTCCACCATTTCCACCGTATGTACCATATGATGTTGATCTAGATCCTGCTGCACCTACTGTTACTGTAATTGCTTGACCTGGAGTAACTGTATACTCTCCCATAGCAAATCCGCCACCTGAACCACCGTCTCCACCGTGTCCTTGGTTTTGACTAGCACACATTCCACCTCCGCCGCCACCACCGAAAACGGTAGCACGTACTTTTGTTACGTTGGCAGGAACTGTAAATGTAAATGTTCCTGGTGTTGGATACTCAACAAAGTTTTTATACTTTCGAATATCTGGGTTTGATTGTAATGTACTTAGATTTGCCATTTTAGATTAGTCTCCATCCGAGGGCAGCATTTGAATACTCTAATGTAATAGATGCTCCTCCTCTATCAATAATTAAGTTTTCAGCGTATCCTTGGATATTATGTCCATTTCTTGCAATTGTGATATTAAACTCTCCAGCTTTATTTGTACCATCTGTGATTTTAATTCTATCACCAATTAATACATCTGTTGGAAGTGTTAATGTAACAGCTGCTGTATGGTTTACTATATAGTTACCATTATTGTGAACATATCCTTCTGTTATATTTCCAAATCTCTTAGCAACGATGTTTCCTGATGCTGTGATAATTGAAGGAGTTAAATTGATTGTTGAATAGTCAACAGCATGAGATTGATCCCATGGGTCTTTATCAAGAATTACATTTCGTGCTTCAAGAGTATCTACGTTTAGATCTTCTCTAGTAAAGGTTGTTCCTGGAACTGAGAAGTCAATTGTATCTGAAGGCTTATTTGCAATTCCTCCGAGCAAGTACCACTTCTGGTTTCCTTGGTTACGAGCAAGACCTGTGTACTGTCCACGTAGTGGGTTAGTTACAGATGATGCACCTAGGTAGCTAAGAAGCTTGTATGATCCATAGCTTGGATAAGTTGCTGTTGCTGTACCACCAGTTTCAGCTGTTTCAATAACATCTGACAAAGCTTGTGAATATGAAATTGTATTTGCAGTTACTCCCGTAATTGTGTAAGTACCATTAAATGTACTTGATACGTTAGCTACAACAATTGATTGGCCTGGTACAAATGCGTGGTTTGCGCTTGTTGTAAGCGTAGATACACCAGATGTACGGTTTCTGCTAATAATATTTGCCACTACTGTTGTAGTAAGAGTTGTTGAAGCAATATCGTCAAGTGCTCTTGCAAATGATATTGAGAACGGAGCTGATGTATTACGTGCTGTAATTGTTCTTGTTCCGTTTAGAGCAGATGTTACTCCTGCAATAAGTACTGAGCCACCTACTTCTACTTGTGGTGTATCATTAAGAACTAATGTTACAACACCATTTGTAAGAGAGTAGCTTACTACTGTTGGGTATGTACGGCTAGGTGCAATTACTGACTCATCAGGAATTGATCTTGCGTATCTAAATTGTGTGCTATTTGGAACTTCAGTAATTGTATAGCTACCGTTGTAAACGTTTGGAAGAGAAACTCTTTGTACCAAACCTGATACTGGAGAAGGTGCTACGTTTGAAGTTGAAGAAACTGTATATGTAATTGTAGTTGATGTTACATCTGTGATTGTGTAAGTTCCATTTACGGCTGATGCCACTCCAGTTACAGTAATTGATTGTCCAGACAATAGTCCGTGTGCTGTAGATGTTGTAATTTTAGCAGTTGTAGATCCTGTAACTTCATAAACAATAACTACTGATAGTGATGCTAGATCGTCTACACCTGTAACTACTACTGTGTCATTTACTTCGTAATTATGTGCTGCTGTTGTTACTATTGTAGCTACGTTATTTGATGCTGAACGGAAGCTTACTGCATTTGATAATACTAATGTGCGTTGTGAGCGAGATTCTCCAAGGAAGGCGAATGTTAATCCGTCTCCTGTTGGGTTTCCGCTTGCAACGAATACCATTGGGTTAACAACTGCAAGGTTTTCAGTTTCAACAACTGTTCCTGAACCACCGAATGTAATTTCACCAGCGATATTAACTGCACCTGCTACGTTGATATCTCCTTGAACTCCAAGACCACCAACAAGTGTCAGTGCTCCTGTTGTAGGAGAAACGGAAGGTGTTGCAATTTCAATATGAATGTTTTGATTTGGAGTAATGGTCATCTGATCATTACCAGTAAACAGACCACCAGCAGCAAAGATAATCTTATTATCTGTACCAGTGTTATCTGTTGCAAGAACTAAGTTACCTGTTCCTGTTGTTCCTTCTGGAGCGGACATAAAGATATATCCATCGTGAGGACCTGTTACGCCGAATGAAGGGTCATTGAAGTTTGCTCCAGTGATACCCATATCAATCCAACCAGATATGTTATCTCCTTCTGCAGCGTATGCAATATAATCTGCTGAAGTTGATGTTCCTGATCCTAAGTTAACTAATGCGTTTTGTACGAATGAACTAGATGTTCCAGCTGCAATAATAACTGCGTCTGAAAGTTCTGCTGATGTTTCGTATGCTGTAGCGCCAGCACCTACTGGAAGTTTTGTAACTCCTTGTAAGTCCACGTTACCAATAACTGTCAAGTCACCAGCAATATATTGATCGCCAGTGATACCAACACCACCGACAACTGTTAGAGCACCTGTTGTGGCGCTTGTTGAGGCTGTTGCAATTTCAATGTGTACGTTTTGATCTGGAGTAATAGACATTTGTTCATTACCTGAAGCAAATCCTCCAGCTGCTAGAATAATCTTGTTTGCTGCACCACCATCACCTGTTGCAAGAACAAGGTTTCCATCTCCAAAGTACATTGTTGCTGTACCTGTTGCAGAGGTTGATGCTACATCTGCTGCTGTCTTAGCAAAACTAAATTCTGTTGCTGCAACGTTAGTGATAATATGAGTTCCATTGAATGGAGCTCCAACACCTTCAATTTTTACCTTTTTACCATTTGTAAAATTATGTGCAGCATTTGTTGTAATTGTTGCAACATCGTCTGCTAGTTGTATTCCTGTAATTGTTGCAGTAAGTGGCTCAAATCCTTGAGCAAATACATATCCATCTCCAGGACCTGTAATTCCAAATTGTGAAGCTGTAAAGTTTTTACCTGTAAATCCAAGATCTGCCCAACCAAATTCATTTGTTGAGTCTCCTGTGTATGCGATAAAGTCAGCAGATTGTGCTGATCCATCTCCTGTTGATGTGTCAAGGTTGTTAATAACAACTGCTTGAGCAAAATCTTCCGTGTCCCATGCTGCTGCTGTAGCAACATCTGATAGTGCTGCAGGACCTTCAATAAAGGTACGTGCTCCATCACCAAAGTATAGGTTGGTTACATCTCTTTCAAATGATGCTTCTGCGCCGTCTGTAGTAAGTACATATCCAGCTTTACCGCCTTGTCCTGGTAGAAGACCAGTTGCGCCTTTTGCTAGAATATCCCAATTCTCTTCATCATCAATTAAGAATTCTGAAGATGTATGATCGACAGTAGCAATACGTGCATTTTCACCGTCATTTACAACGTCACCTTCGATGTAGAATGTATTTTCTTGCCATTCTCCACGATAACGAATTCCTGAGTTATACTTTTCCCAATAAGTGTCTTTGTCTGTAGCAAAGGCTGAGGAAGATGAGTGGAAGGCATCTGTAATATATGTATTACCACCCCATTGAACAATGTCTCCGCCAAGATACTCTGTTGATGCTGCCCATTCACCCTTATATGTTGTACCAGATGTTAAAATATCCCAGTATACTGTATCTGTTGGTGTGTTTCCAAGTGTGTCACCCTTTGCGATATAAACTGTTGAACCATAAGTTACAATGTCGTTAATGTGATATTGTTCTGTTGAACTATATACTCCCATTGCACGAAGTCCATCGATATAAGGTGCCCAATCTGATGAATTTGTAGAAGGAATTTTGTTTGTGTTATTTGTTAAAGATAAATAAATTCTTGCGCCATATGCTGCTAATTGATTTGGCTTATATGCTGTAGATGAATTCCATACACCAGTTGCATCAACACCAGATACGAATGTATCCCAGTATGATGGGGAAGTTGCAGGATTATGATTTGTTGTATCTTGCTTAGCAATAAATACATCTGGTCCATATGTTACTACGTCATTCTTTTGATAGTTAGCTGTTGAAGACCATGCTCCTTCATACTGAATACCGTCTGCAAATTGTGACCAGTATGTTGCATTTGGTGGAACTTGATTTGAACCTGTTTTAATAGAAATATAAACTTTACCACCGTATGCGATTCCATCGCCAACACGGTATTCTGTTGTGCTGTCCCATACACCAGTAAACTTAAGACCTTCAATCATTAATGCCCAATAGTTTGTATTGGTTGGCAAGTATCCTTGTGATGCTAGAGCGTATGTGTATACATATACGTTACCGCCGTACTTGACAACATCGTTTAGTTCGTATGTTGTTGCATCGCTCCATGTTCCTGCGAAAAAGAATCTGATCTTACCTAGGTCGATTAGTTGTGTCATTAGTGTATCTCCATTAACAGATTAGTTTTTTGGTTTTGATCCCAATCAAATTGTACCGTATGTTTGCTCCAAAACCAAGTTTTGTAATCATTTTTATTTGTAATATTGTCGGCGGGTAGCTTTACTGGGCTCCCGTCATTTATCCTTTCAACAGTGAGCTTTCCAGTCTCATTGTTGTACCTAATTCCGTAGAAAGTCTTTGAGGCGAAACTTAGGTCTAATTCTTGATATGCGTCCATTTTAGATACCATCCAATATTGAGACTACTATATCAAAAGAGCCCTCTGTGCCAGCTACGGCTTTAAGAGCATCTCCAGCCTCTAGAAATATTTTGTTACCAGTAATAGCGTCAAATGAGTTGCCACCGTCTACTGATTTGCCCTTTAGTATGTAATAAATCTCAGATCCATTTTGTATATAAAGGGAAATTGAATTTGTTGATCCTGTAATATTTGCTAGCATGCAACCTGCAACAACGGTTGCTTGTACTGCCGTTAATAGAGTAACTGGTGTTTCACCAACACCATTTTCTTTTAAATTACTAAATACGGCCATAACCTTATTATACTATACCTTTCTTTAAGACAAGCCTATGATTAGGCCTATGTCTGCTGCTCCGCCGCTTCCACCAGAGGCGCTAAGTAAAATTTTATTATTGTCATCATCATAAGCTGCTGTTAAATTTGAGTGACTAGAATGATTAAAAAGTGGAGCTACATAATCTTGTACTTGTTCTTGAGTTAATGATCCACCAGATGATAATGTATTCCAAACTGTTCCGTCCCAAACATAAGTCTTATCGCCAATAGTATATTGTTGACCTGTTGTTGGGCTTGACGGGAATCCTAAAGAAGATGTCATTATTGCTCCTTTAAATAATATAATCTAATTTTATCATACTTTATATCTGAGCCCAGAATGATCCGTCATAGATATATGTTTTTGCTGTTGAAGAATTCATCCATATTGTTCCAAGTATTGGATTTGCTGGTGGAGTAGAAACAACTGCTGCTACTGCTTGTGCGCTTCCTGCACCAATCTCAACCCAAAATGAACCATCCCAAATATATGTTTTACCATTATCTGAATCTAACCATATGTCTCCAAGTCCTGGTGTTGTTGGAGGTGTGGCAGAAATTATTACTGATGCTCCTCCGCCTCCGCCAGACATTCCTTGTAAAACAAGTCTATTGTTTGCGTCATCATAGGTTACAGAAATATTTGTATGTAAGGCATGGTTTAATAGTGGGGCAACAAAATCCTGTATGTCTTCTTGATTTAATTGTGTGCTTGGAACTTTACCGTTTGCATCTAATGATGCAACACCGTTAGGATTTGCTTTTTGTCCAATTGGTATGTAACCAGATTCTACTGTATCGCCAAGACCTGCTATTGCTAAATCTGTATAATCATTTGCTGATTCTAAAGTTGCTGCATCTTGTGTATCAACATATGTTTTTGTAGCTGTAATAGTATCGTCAATTTCAAATACATTACCATCTAATATTAAACCATTTCCTGATAAATATGTTCCAGCTCCTGAAAATTGTACCCATGAAATTGCGTCTGTACCTAGTACTGTTATATTATTTTCTTGTACCCAGCCAGTATTATTATATAAAGATCCATTAGATACAAATACAAAGTCTCCAGCATCAATTTCTGATAATTCATTATAGTCTAATGATCTTGTTAAAGTCTGTAATGTTGCATCATATACATAAATACCATTTTCAGCAGGACTTGTTTGATCTTTTACAAGAACTCTTTCTTGGTCCTGTATGGTGTGGCCATCTATAATTAATGATGATATTCCTGTAAATGAAGATATGTTTTCTGTTGTTGCGGCATGAACAGAAGCATGAACATGTAATCCTTCAGTGACCGAATCAACATATGCTTTTGTTGCAGCATGGTCTGCTTGAGTTGGTATGCCTAATCCACTTATTTGATTTCCGTCCATGAGCAAATCATTGCCCATAGTCTTATTTGTTAATACTTGTGAATCTGTTGTTCCAACAACATCTCCAGATACTCCATGAACTCCAGATGTTGCAAAATTGTGTGTTTGTATAGCAGAATCAGTATATACGTTTGCATCAGATATAGCATCAGAAACATCTGTTGTGGTGGCAAAATTGGCATCTGTTAGTGCCTGATTAAAATCTGCCAGTGTTCCACTTATCGTGTTGTCTGATAAATCAATGGTTTTATTTGTTAAAGTGTCTGTACTAGACGCTGTTATTTTAGTGGCTAAAGCGTTTGTTATTGTTGTTGCAAAATTACTATCGTCTCCTAATGCTGCTGCAATTTCATTGAGAGTGTCTAAAGCTTCTGGTGCGCTATCTATAAGATTTGATATTGCAGTATTAACGTATGTCTGAGTAGCTACTACGGATGTATCAACTGAAATAGTTATTGTATTGGCTTCATCGTCTACAGTTTTTGAAATGCCGTTTCCTGCGGTTAATGCTGTAGCAATTGTATCTACTACGTATTCGCCATCTTGTTCTACGGTTAGATTTATATGATTGTTATCATCATCATACGAAACTGTTATATTTGTATGTGTTCCGCCAGTTAATGCAGAAGCTGCTGCATCTTGAGCTCTTTCTACTGTAAAATATTTATTATTTGGACCCTCAAGGAAGCTGTCTGTAGTAAGATTGCTTATTTGATTGTTTGTGTATTGATTAGCGTTAGATTCAGCTGTTGTTGCCGCCCCTGCTGGGTCGTAGTTAATTGCTAACCCGTCAGCGTAATCCTTTGCATTTTCTTCAGCTGTTGTAGCTGATCCTGCTGGATCATAATTTATTGCTAATCCATCTGCATAATCTTTTGCATTTTCTTCTGCTGTTGCAGCAGCGCCAAGCGGATCATATACTGTGGATAAAGCCAGTATCTCTTGGTCTGTGTATGCGGCAGCATTATTTGTTGCTGTTGTAATTGCAGATGAAATTGAATTGTTGATTGTAGTAACAAAATTTGCATCATCGCCAATAGCCGCTGCTATCTCATTAAGTGTATCTAATAAACCTGGTGCTGCATCAACAATTGCAGCTACTGCTGCATCAACATAATCTTGTGTGGCAATTGAGTCTGTGTTAACCTCAATAATAATTTTGTCTTCAACCGCATTGTAGGTCTTGGTAATGCCATATCCAGCTGTTAATGCTGTGGCAATAGCACTTATTACCTGCTCATCGCCATATGTTGAGGCAAGGCTGATCTTATTGTTATCGTCATCATATGTGACGGTTATATTGGTATGTGTTCCAGCATTTAAAACCCCAGCAACAATGTCCTGAATTGCATCAGTATCTATTACTGGATTATTTTCTAATGTTGTTACTCTATAGTCTAAAGAGGTAGCATTTGTTGAGCCATCAACGCCTACCTTGGCCTGTAATGCCTCGATAGCGTCATTAGCATCAGCATGTTGGGCGGCATGAGAGACAGCGGCAACTGAATCCGTAGGTTGCGGATTTAAAAAGGAGTCTAGCTCCTCTGGAAATTGTGTTGCCATTTACGTATACCTCTTCCTTAATTATACCTTAGATGGGTTATAATTTAATTTTTAGGAAAACATGCCTTCATCGTATATTGTAGCCTCTGCAATAGTGGCTGGTGGAATATACTCATTATTTTCATTTTTTGTCCACATAGGTTTTACTTCTGGCCCAATAATATCTCCAGTAACATCAGATGAAAATACTGTTGAGTTTACTCTAAGAACCTTGTTGCCAAGCATTTCTTCTACAAAGTATATTAGTTCTGCTTCTTCCCATTGACCGTCTACATATTTTTTTGCCATTAATGTATTTGGGTCAACTGAATCTTCTACTGGGATTGAGTTTGCAACAAAATTTTGTGAATCTACATATGCAAAAGCTACCCCGTCTTTTAATTGTATCCAATTAGTCATTTTTCTCCTTTTAGTAGTATTCTACTACTTGCCACCTACACGCACCAGTAGTGGTAAGTGTGGTTGAATTTGTTAAATATGCACCATATTCTGCAGAATATAATGATGTTGATCCTCCAGATAAACTTCTTGTTCCGCTGTATGTAGGCCAAGATCCTCCGCTGTTAGATCCGTTTCCTTGTGAAGCGCAAGATCCTCCTGATGGGGTAAGTGTTCCAGATTCAGAGCTATTGGTTGCTACTGTTCCAGCAGCGCCAGTTGAAAATGAAATTACAAAAGATTTACTTAAATCAACTGATGATATTGTTACAGATCCAGCTGACACTACTGATCCTCTTTGGGTAGACTTAATCATTTGTAAGGTTTCAGGATATTGTTTAATTGCCATTATGAATATTCCACCACTTCCCATCTACATGCTCCAGTTGTAGTTATTGTAGTTGAATTAACTATGTATGCGCCATATTCTGAAACTGTAATAGATGTAGCACCAGCTCCATTTGATCTTGTTCCAGCATAATTTGGAAAACTTCCACCACCTGAAGATGCATTACCACCACCTGTTCCGCCAAAATTATATGACCCAGTAGGACTTAATGTTCCTGATTCAGAACCAGCAACTCCAACGCTTCCTGCTGATCCAGTAGAATATGATCTAACAAATGACTTAGATGTGTCTATAGAAGATATGGTTATATTTCCAGCAGAAGCCGTTGAACCTCTTTGAATGGATTTAATTGGTGATAATGTTTGTGGGAATATTGTAGATGCCATTAGTTATACTCAATAGCCTCCCATCTACATGCTCCATCAACAACTAGTGTTGTTGAGTTTAATAGATATGCTCCATATCTTGCAGAAGTTAATGATGTTGCTCCAGCAGACAATGACCGTGTTCCAGAATAAGTGGGAGCTGATCCTCCGCCTGAAATAAATCCACCGCCACCTGATGCAAATATGTTACCTCCAGATGGATTGTATGTTCCAGACGTATTACCAGTTCCAGCAACTGTTCCTGCGGAACCTGTAGAAAAAGATCTAACAAATGTTTTAGAAGTATTTACAGAAGAGATTGTTAAGTTTCCAGCTGATGCAGCAGATCCTCTTTGTATTGATTTAATTGGTGAAGAACTAATTGGATATATTCTAGAGCCCATTATGAATACTCTACTACTTCCCAACGACAAGCACCTGTTGTTGTAATAGTTGTTGAGTTTGCTATATACGCACCAAATGATGCTGATGTTAAAGAAGTTGACCCTCCGCTATAAGATCTTGTTCCTACATAGTTTGGGAAGCTTCCTCCAGCTGGATTAAAGCTTGGAGAAGATACAGAAACGTTTCCCCCAGAAGGAGTTAATGTTCCTGATGTTGAACTATTTGTTCCAACACTTCCTGATGATGATGTTGAAAATGAATTTATAAATGATTTAGATATATCTATAGATGATATAGTTACGTTTCCAGCAGAAGCAGTCGATCCTCTTTGAACCGACTTAATTGTTGAAGATGTTGCTGGAAAAGTAGTATATGCCATATTAAGATATTTCTACTCCACTCATATGAATTGTTAATGCTGAACCAGTTGAAGCCCACCCAATAATTGTTTGGGTTCCGCTTCCACCAAACGCTTGCTTCAAATCAAATGAGGCAATGCTGTTTGCTGGCACAGAAACAGCTGTAGCAAATGCTACCTGAGTTCCTGTAGAATCTGGGAATGTTAAATTAAATGAAGCTGCTGAACCAGTAATATTACTTACAATAATATTTGTAAGAATAGTAGTTGTTGCAGAAGGTACTGTATACAATACAGTTGTATTTGTAGTTGTTAATGCTGTTCTTGCTAGTAGTTTTGATATTGTTGCCATATTTTTTCTCCTATTAGTTAGAGATAATATTTTTCAATATTATATCGTTTTTACCATGCTTCCATAATATTCATTATATCTGCACCTGCGGTTCCACCGCCTCCTGATACTTCTGCCCATGAGGTTGTAGTTCCATTTGTTGTTAAAAATTTTCCTGATTGTCCAGATTGAGACGGATATACTGCAGATTGAACCCATGATCCTCCATGTGCAAAATACATTGCTCCTTCTCCATGAACATGTGCCCATCTACCATGATTACTAGAAGCATCTGGAAGTTCTGCAATTGTACTGTAGACTGGAATAGAAATCGTAGAATATGTAAAATCAGATGTATTTAATTTTGAAGACAACTCTATTGTTCCCCAAGATGCTAGGGTTCCGTTTGTTGTTAAATATTTACCATCATTTCCAGATTGAGATGGAAGTGCATCTATGGTTGTACTTCCGCCTAAAGATACTGCCGATCCATTAATAGTAATGCTAGAATTTGATAATGCAGAGTTTGGAATATTTATTAAATTGGCTCCAGATGTATTTTCTGGTAATGTAACTGTACCAGTAAATGTTGGGGATGATTTTGGAGCATAAGTAAGTCCAGCTTCTATTTTACCTAAATATATAATTGCTGCAGCATCTGTGCTTAATTTAGCATCTAGCTGTTCTTGAATTCCACCTGTTAGGCCATTTAAATATTGAATCTCTGTATTTGATACATCTCCAACTGTAATAGAAGAAGCTGTAAATCCAGCAACTTGTAAATCATCAAATGATCCTTCGCTAAAGTCTACTGTTGTTGATGGTTCAGTTGTAACTCCTTTAAATAATTTCCATTTATTATCAGAAACGTCTCTTACTATACCAGCATGCTTTGCTGTACCATCATTATATGCTACAACAATTCCAAGATCTACTGTGTTTGCTGCATTTTCATGAGCAAGTTGAACCATATTGTCTTCAATTACAATAGAAGTTGCACTGGCTGCAAAATTTTGTCCATTAATAGTAAAATCACCATTTACAATTAAATCATCTGTTGTTACTGTACCAGTAAAAATTGGTGAGTCAAACGGAACTAGTATGCTTGTAGTATCCGTTAAGTCTGAAACATCTGCTGGAATAGATGGCTTATTTGTTAAATTACCATAATCTCCATCAAATAAAGCAGGTTTGTTTAGAATATTATCCCATAGTATATTTGGAATATCTCTACCGTCTATATTAAGTCTATTTCCTGAACCAATATTTGTCCAATATTGTGTATTTGTTGTTGGAAGACTTTCATTATCAAAGTTGGCTACAAATATACTGCCGCCGTCCCATACTATATCTCCAGCTAAATATCTTGTATTTTCTCCGCCTGGCAATAAGTAATGATTTGCAGTCCATTTAACTGCTCCTAATGCAATATTTGGTTTATCTGTTAAATCATTGTAGCTAGTTATAATTTCTGAATCTCTTGCTATATCTGGAGATATTTGTGTATCTGGTATATATCCATCTAAACCTAATGAAGCTACTCCGCCTGCTGTAGCCTTTTGTCCAATTGGTATATATCCGTTATCAACAGTATCACTAAGACCAGCAATTGCAAGATCTGTATAAGAATTTGCATCCGCAATATCTCCCATAGTTGCAATTTGATTATCTGGATTAGACATGTCATTTAAAAACTCTCCACCATTTCCAGATAGAAGAATTTTTCCTGAACTAACTGTCTCAAGAACAACATTTCCACCAGTGCCATTATAACCATTAACTCCGCCACCAATAATATTAACTGTACCGCCTGTTTTATTGTCACTATTGGCTGCACCACCAGCTATTTCAA